GTTAATGGTAGTCTGACATCATTTACTGTCACTAACCAAGGTAGTGGTTATACCGAGTCTCCTCTGGTTTCTATCGTTGGTGGCGGTGGTAGTGGTGCAACTGCACAAGCAGTTATCACTGGCGGACGTGTTACCAGAATCTTGGTTGAGCAGCAAGGTAGTGGTTATGTTTCACAACCTAGCGTTGCTATTACTGGTGGCGGTGGCACAGGTGCAACAGCGGTTGCTAACGTCCGTGGTCCTATCTCTGGTGTTAATATCACTAACTTTGGATCAGGATATACCTCAGATCCTCAAGTTAGAGTCAACTCTGGTGAAGGTGCTCTGGCACAACCCATTGTGATCAATGGTCGTATTGTTTCTATCGCTATTATTAACTCTGGTAGTGGTTATACTACTGCACCTAACGTAATCATCAATGGTGATGGTTTCGGTGCTATTGGTATTGCAACTATCGGCACGACTGGTGAAGATAAAGGTCGTGTGCTGTCTGTGACTATCACAAACAGAGGTGTTGGTTATACCCAAGGTAATACCACTGTTAGATTGCAGTCTATTGGTGAATTGGCAACATTCACCCCTGAAGTCTTTAAGTGGAATAGAAACCTTCAGTATGATCTTGTCAATAAGTATGACTTCTCTAGAGGATACGTCTTCACTGGTTATAACAACCAGTTTGGTGGTGAGTTTGCTCACCTGAGTGATCCTAAAGAGTTGCGTTATGTGGTTGGTGATAACGTATTCCTTAATCCTGTAACTCAGCAATTCCAAGAGCTTGAGTCAAACTACAAGCACTCCCCAATCATCGGTTGGGCGTTTGATGGTAACCCCATTTATGGTCCTTATGGATATATCGATCCTACTGACCAAAACAGTGGTATCAGAAGACTGCGTACGTCCTATAAACTGAAAGATAACGTTGTTTTCGATCAAGCGACCAATCCAAACCCTGCTCGTGTAGATGGTCCAACCATCGCTGACTACCCTGCAGGATCGTTTGTTGCAGACTACACCTACGACTTCCAGTCGGGTGACCTTGACAACTATAATGGACGTTTCTGTAAGACACCTGAATACCCCGATGGCACTTACGCATACTTTATCACAATTGATGCGTCAGACGCTGGTATTGCAGAATTCCCATACATTATTGGACCTCAGTTTAACTCTCTGCCCGACAACTGGAATTTCGACCAGGCAGCAACACAGGAAAACATCCCTGCTGACGTTGTAAGATATAGAGATCCTTATGTTGACGTTGATATTGATATCGATCGTCAACCTAACCAAGAAGCAGATGTCCTGACGACTGAGATCGAAGGATATCCCATCATCTTTGAGATCCAAGATAGCAACAATGATGGTCTGATCGATGCTTTAGAGCAGCAAGAGATCCTTGAGATGTCTGAAGAGGCAACTCTGCAGATCTATGACTACTTCCCTCAGGTTTCCGAAGAATCTAGAGTTGACATCGAAGTTGAGACAACCACTCAGTTTGAGAATGCTCAGATTGATGGTTTTGTGATTGAAAACCCTGGTGAGTCTTATCAGGTTAATGATACTGTCTTCTTCGACAATGAGGGCACTGGTGGATTCGGTGCATCTGCAATTATCGAATCTGTTAAGGGTCAAACTATCCTTGGTTACACCAAGGAGATGATTGGTGATCGTCCTTACGGTGTTATCACTACTGATGTTGAGCATGAGCTGCGTGCTCAAGACCAGATCATCGTTAACTCACGTCCTATTACTGATAACACCAACAAAACTTTCAAAGTTAAGGTTGTTGCTGGTGTTGAGAATATTCGTGTCCTGCAAGAAGGTATTGGATACAACGCTGACATCCCTCCTACCTTTGAATTGATTACATCTCAAGGTCAGGATGGTGTGCTGCGTCTGAATCTCCAGAATACTGGTCAGGTGCAAACTGCAGACATTGTTAATTCTGGTAATGGATATGATCCTGAGAATCCTCCTCAGATTCGTGTATCACATCCTCAGCAATTTAAGAAGACTCGTTATTGGATCACTGATTATCTGGAAGCAGCGGGTAAACTGACTATCAATGATGTTGTCCAGTCACAGGATCGCTATACCTATATTTGTGGTAGCGTTACTGAGCCCGATGGTGACCAAGCAGCAATTCTTGCTAAGTTTGATGATCTGGGTCAACTGATCTGGGATCGCACTCTCATTCCTCAGAATGCCAACCAGAAGCGTGCCGAATTCGTAAGAATGACTCTTGAGGAGTCAGAAGAAAACGACCTCATTTATGTAGCAGGCCAAACTTATTCTCCTGACAACGATGTCTACAACCCAGACATCTGGATGGGTCTGTATGAGTCTGGTTTCGATAATGCTGCTGCTCCCTCAGGCATCCTGAAGTGGCAGAGAGCAATCGGTGGTATCTCTGGTAGCACAAGACGCGATTATATTACGTCTATTCGCCTTGACCAAGAAAAACAGATTTACCTGGCAGGTTATACCGATTCCAACTCACCTGATCCTTATGATATGTGGGTTATCCAGTGTAACCCCGAAGGTGACCTTGTAGAGAAGCGTAAGATTGCTTCTGAGGACGGATCTGAGAAACTTTCTCAAATTGAGTGGATCTCAAACGATCGTTTCCTGTTTATCGGTGAAAACGAAGAAAATAACGACTGTATCTTCGGTGTATTCTTCTACGATGGTGCAAACATCGAGATTGACTATATTCGCCAGATTCCTGTGGTTGGTGGACACGTCAGAGACCCCCAAATGGCATTTGACGAGTATGGTGATGCTGTTATCATCTGGAATGTCTACAATCCCGCTGCTGCTAAGTTTGATAAGGTCCAAGTCAGCAAATTCCCTTATGCAAGTGCAAACACTGGTTGGGAATGGACTAAGACCCTGACTGTTAGCGGTGACTTCCGCTCAATCAAGCACGCTGGTGTTACTGTTGACGTATTTGGCAATTATACCGTTGTTACTGACGTTGATAGTGCTCAAGACGAAAGATATGCTCTGATTGAGTATATGAAGTATGATGGCACCATTATTACTGAAACTAAAGTTGCAGATACTGGAAATATTGGTTTCCAAGCGAAGAAGCACGTTGTTGACAACTCTGGTGACTGTATTATCGTTGCAGACCGCCGTCAGAGCGATCAGATTGCTTCATATCGCTTTAATGACGAAAATCTGTCTCTGGACTTCACTAAGCAAGACCTGGCGACAATTGTCTACTCAGATCCTCTGAATACTGCACACGATACAGCAATTTATCGTTTCGGCACTGGATCGATGCGTTTGGATGCTGCAGCACCTGTGGCATACACCAATCTTGCCATGGAGACTCAAGAGTGGAGCATTCAGGCATGGTTTGCTATGAATGGCACTGCACATGGCACAAACCATGAGCCCGTCTTCTTTGACATCAATCCTACGGCAGGTGTGCCCATCAGAATGTCTATTGATGGCGATACAACCTCACCCAACTATGAGCGTGTCCTCCTGTATGTAAATAACGTCCAAGTGGCGTCTTCTACTACAACAACCAACTGGACAGCGTTTAGTGGCAATGCATGGGTCCATCTTGCCTTCCAGAAGCGTGAAGAGTCTCTTGGTCTCTATCGTTATGAGGTATACATCAACGGTAACCAGCAAATCACTTTCCAGAGCACTGACGACATCTATTTTGATGATTTGTCACTGGCAGGTCCCCAAACCGCTCCTGGTGCTACAAATTGCTTCGTTGGTCACATTGATGACTTGGTTATCGATGATACTGCACCTCATGCAACTGGTAGCTACACAGTGCCTACTGAAGAGCTCGAAATCACCACTTCTATCTCTGATGTCACTCTTATCAAGTTTGACAGACTTCAGACCAATGTTGGAAACACATATACACTGACAAATGTCAGAAACCATGGAAGCATTGCATTTACTGATGCTTCAACCCTGACATCTTGGTATGCTTTGAATATGCCCGCTCTGAGCGAATGGGAGATCGGACCTGGCGGTCTGCAGATTCTGGACATGTCTCAGACCTTCTCTACGCTGAATCCTGGCACTTATACCTTCACCAGTGAAAAAGATCAGTTTGCATCTAAGACTTCTACAGTCCCATCACCCCTGGGCAAGAAACTGCTGATTGAGGCAGATGTTGTCAATAAATTCTACATGCGTGATGCATTGTATCAGAAGATTGATAATGTCAAGGAATTCACCTTCAATCAAAATGTAAAACTGACTAAAGGCACCATTCTTCAGCAATTCAATGCTGCAGGCGTCACTACTGCTTATGGCACGATTGTAAACGTCCCTGCTGGCACTTTGGAGAATCCTGGTGTTGGCACTGTCTATGAAGTAGGTAAAGTCTTCGGCACATTCAATGATACCGATAGATTCCGCACAGTTGCTGGTGATGTCAATGAAATTGCTGGCGAATACTTTGATAGCGAAGAGCCCGAGTCACCTTGGCAGGCATCTACTGCATACCTTGCACAAGACAAAGTTTACTATCAGGGTCGTATCTATCAAGCACAAGGTGCTGGCACATCTGGCACTATTCCTCCTACCCACACTGATGGTGTTGTAAGTGATGGTGCTATCAACTGGGCATTTATTGACGCTGCAGGTAAGTTTGATGTCGATCTGACTCAACATCCTTACCCCCGTCCCCAATATATCGGTAATGACATGCCAGAGTGGCTGCCTCACCGTTTGTATGCTGTTGGGCAGAAAGTCTGGTATCGTCTCAACGTTTATGAGGTAGCACCTAGCGGTGGTGGCGTTACTACAACCACACCTCCTACTCATATCACTGGTGACGTTTCTGACGGCACTGTGACCTGGAGATTCGTAGAAACCCGTGAGCCTATCAGCGATTATGCTCGCTTCATGGAGTATGACCTGGGTAATCACTATCAGGTCAGAATCGAAGAAATCCACCCTGGATCTCAGTATATTGTTGGTGACGTTGTTTCCCTCAGAGAAAACAACATTGAGCTGGCAGAAGATGAGAAGAGTGTCAGAATCGTTGGATTCCCCTCCGTTAAGAAGATTCGTGTCACCGCTCAACTTGAAAAGGACATTATTCGCACTGGTGGTGAAGCACGCACCGAGTTTGTATATTGCACCTCAAACTCACCTCACTTCTTCAATGTGGGTGATATTATCTTCACTGAAGGTTTCCAAGGCACTCAATTCAACGGATCCTTCTTTATTGATCAAGTCCTTGGATCTAGAGAGTTTACTTTTGCAATTAGAGATACTGCAACTGATGATCCTGCATTTAACGCAAATGCAATTGCCAGCGTCAATATCTACGCTAAGCACCCAACTCTGATCTTTACTAGAGATCACCAATACATCTTTGATGTATCCGACACTTCTAACTTCGGATACTACTTGTCCTTCTCTCAGGATAACCAATATAAACTGGAATACTCCTTTAACAACATTGTTAGAGAAGGCACCCCTGGTATCAATGCAACAGGGTCAAATGCTCCCTTTGTGAAATTCTCAGTGTTGGGTGATGTGACAAACATCTCCTACTACTTCGATCCTTCACGCATCGGTGCAAATTCTCCTGTAGGTAGCAATTCCTTTATTGACGTTATCAAGACACCTTATGACGGCACGTTTACCGTCAGTGAGATTGTTACCGACTTCCAATTCAAATTCCCTCTGCTCAAAGAGCCTGAGAAGAATTCTGCTGAGGTAATTACTGACGAGTTTGATCAACCATACTCTTTCTATTCAACGACTTCTACCAGAGCAATTGGTCCTATCAACACCATCAAACTGGTGTCTGCTGGTGGTTTCTATCAGAAACTGCCTATCATCAACGATATTGCGTCCTTCCGTCAAATTGAGAAGATCATCATCAATGATGGTGGCACGGAATATGCACCTGGCGTCTACTATGATGTGCCCATCGAAGGTGATGGTGAGGGTGCAAAAGCAACCGTTACTGTTGAGTTGGATGATGAAGTGGGATCAGGCACCATCACCCAGATCAGCGTTGCCGACCCTGGTAAAGGATATACCATTGCGTCTATCGATATTGATGCTATCCCTGGTATCCTCGGTGCAACTCTTGCTGGATCTGGTGCATCTGCATCAGTTATCATTCCTGCAGAAGGCACTGGTGCATCAGTCTTCCTGACTGGTAGAAATATCGGTAAGATTAAGAGACTGAAGAATAATGAATTTGGTTTCGGTTACTCTCATGACTACACTCTGAGACCTGAAATCACATTCCCAGTCAACCTGCAACTCTTCAATACTTCTATTCTGTCTGAGATTAAGATCACAGATCCTGGTAGTGGTTACACCTCAACTCCTGCTGTTGTCATCGAAGGTGGCGGCGGTAGCGGTGCTGAAGCAGTTGCTGTGGTTAGAAACAACCGTCTGAATGAAATTCAGATCAAGAATCCTGGTGCTGGTTACTCATCCGAGCCTACGGTCACCCTGAAGTCTGAGTTTAACTACGTTGTCAACCTCGACCTCAACTATCTGCAGTTTAACTTCCCCCATGGCATCACAACTGGTGCTGCTATCCAATTCCGTGCTGACAGTGTTGGTAGCACTGTGGGTGAGCTGCCTAAGCCCAGTAGCGCAGGTTTGACATCACTGGTTGATGGTCAGATCTACTATGCAATTGCTGGTAACGAAAACTCACTGGAAAATGACCAGATTAGATTTGGTCTGACACCTCAGTCTGCTGCAGCAGGCGACTACATCACCTTCTTGACTCAAGGTAGTGGTCGTCAGGTGCTTCTGACTGAAGTCTTCGGTGGTAAAGCAGAAGCAATCGTTGAGACCTCTCGCTTCCTGGAAGGTGAGACGGTATTCCAAGGATCTAGCTTTGAGCTTGCAACTGCAACTGGCACAGTTTCAACTAATACTGGTTGGCAGATTGGTCCTAAGATCCTCAAGATTGTTGACTACGAAGGTGATTGGATTGCAGGTGAGAAAGTCACAGGCACCATCTCCAAGGCGTCTGGTGTGATCGACAACCTGAGCATTGCTCGTGGTGTGCTGAATATCGGATCCCTCACTAGGACTCCTGGTAGATTTATCGATGACGTTGGTAAGCCTTCTGAGATTGTCCAGAAGATCCAAGACTCCTTCTTCTATCAAAACTTCTCTTACGTTATTAAGTCTGAGACTCCTATCTCTAACTGGAAGACTCAGGTCCTGGAGAATAACCACGCTGCTGGTTTCGCTCTCTTCGGTCAATTGGAGTTGACTGGTGGTAAGGACATATCTGGTCGTAAGATTGGCACCGAATTCACCAAGCAGGTGAATATCAACAACTATAGTAATGTCAACCAAATCACCTCATTCGGTGCAGCACAACCTATCTACACCGACTTCAACAACACTGAAGTGCTCTTCCGTAAGAAGCGTCTGACTTCTTCTGAGGAAATTCTGACTTCTATCGTTAAGAAACTGGATGATTACTCTGGTAGTTTCAACGGTATCGACAAGCAATTCCCCATCACTGTTGAGGGTGAGCAAGTCATCGTTAACCAGAATCAGTTGATGATTACACTTAATGGTGTGATTCAGGCACCTGGCGATTCATATCAGGTGGTTGGTGGCAACCTCGTATTCTCTGAAGCACCTAGACCTTCCTCTAAGGTAACTTACAGAATCATCGAAGTCACTCCTACTCCTATCTACAGAATCAATCTGTATTCTGGTCAGGCAGGCATTCCCAACTATGGTATCTTCCCCACATTGGGTCAACAGGTCCAAGGTGCAAACTCTGACACCTTTGCAACCGTAATCGACTCTGGCACCAATCACTTGGATGTGATCAACCTTTCAGGTGGCACTTTCGAGTTGAATGAAGAGATCAAGCGTGGCACTCTCTTCTCTGCTTTGATTCAGTCAGTTGACCTGCTCAATACTGACACTATCTTTGAATTTGGTGAGTCTCTCACCAATATGGAAGGAGACACTGCAATCGTTGAAGAAACTAACCTTGTCGATGGTGTTATCACAGATCGCCTGGTTGTCAGTAAGACTTCTGGCACCGCCAAGTTTGAAACTGGCATCTTTGACTTCAAACTGAATGAATTCATCTACTCAGCATCTTCTAAGATTGCTGGTCAGATTACATTCATTTCACCCTATATCGATCCTGTTACAGGTGATGTGGTGACTGAGTTGGAGATTAACCCTGGATCTACATTCTACGGTCTGCTGTTTGAGCGTCTGGTTAGCATCACCAACCCCAACATCATTCTGGACGATATCTCCAAATCTTCTATTACTCCTACTGAGTTGTATAACGATGAAGAGCGTATCAATGCTGACTTCCTCGACTTTGAAGAAGTTAGAAGCACTGAAGTTACCTACACTGACCTGACTGGTGGACAACTTACTCCTGGAGATAAGATCCAAAACAGAAGAGTTTACTATGGTAACCCAGTCTCTGCATATCATGGCACTGCAGGCAATAGATTCTATGATGCTGCAACTCGTATCAGAGAGAATAAGCAACAACTGATTGATTGGGGCGATGCTGAGATCGTCGTTGAGCATCCTGACTTCTACTATCCTGGCGATGTCCAGACAAATGAGTGGAGCAGATTTGCTGACGCACATCGCTTCATCCAGAAGAATAGACAATACATCGCTGCTAAGGCATACGATGATATGAAGACCCAATTCCCTTCATTCACCGATCCCAATCCCGCTAAGTGTAAGCGTGACATGGAGATCTTCATGGAGTCTCTGGGTGCTGACATCTATCGTGGTGGTAACGTCTACATCCGTAAATTTACTCAACAGTATTTTGATAGTACTGGTGCTCTAGTCTATGTGGATGGCGAGACTCTTGAAACTCGTTATGCATATGAAAAAGTCAAGGATTATGTCCTGCTTGCTATCACCAATAACCTGAGTGGTCAGTATACCGCTCTCTATGGTCCTGACGCTGGCACTGTATATGATGCATACCAAGATCTGACCATCACTGCTGACCCATCACCTAATGATGACTACGGCACTGCTGGCAGCAACGTGGATAACACTGATCCTGATGGTTGCTCTGATGTCCAAGATGCCCTGACAACTCTGTGGGAGATTGTCGATGAGGCACTGACAAATGGCACTCTGTCTGAGTTGCCTGATGAGCAAGTGGGCACTTACTCTCCTGGTCAGGTCAAGTGTCGTCGTGACGCTGGTCTGTTTGTCGATGCTCTGGCAAATGACATTGCACAAGGTGGCAACTTCAACACTGTAGAATTCACCAGATCTTACTTCGATGGTGCTGGTGTCCCTCTGACGAATGGTCTGGTTGGCGAGACTGCTGAGTCAATCACTGTCTTCAACAAGATCCGTGACCTGGCATATAGAGCAATCAACAACCTGCTGTATGACAAGGATCTTGAGATTCTTTACGATCCCACGACCTACGGTGGCACTGCTCCTGGTCAACTGTATGATGCAAACTATGCAAATGGTAACAACCAGGATATCAACAACTGTGCTGATGTCCAGTCTTACATTGCAACCCTGACAGATATTGCTACTGTTGCAATTGCAGCAGGCAACCTCAATAACGTCAACGCTCTGGCATCTATCAGTGACGGCACATTCGTTGATGGCGAAACAATCCGCACAATCAAACTGGGATATCAAGACAAGTCTACTGGTCTGTTTGTCCAGAATGACCAAATCCGAGGTGTTACCTCAGGTGCAATCTGTGAAGCAGAGGGTGTCAATTCTGGTCTGAAGTGGATCTTTGCTGGTCCTATCACAGGCACATTCCAGTATGGTGAGTTGCTCACCAACTCAACACTCGCAAATCAGGGTAACTGCACACAAAGTGTTATTACCAAGAAACCAGAATTGTCTGGCACCAAGTCAATCAAGATTCCTCAAGCAGGATATCTGGTTACAGCAGATTCTTATGACTATGCATTTGGTGCAACAGACGACTTCACCATTGAAGGTTGGTGGTATCCAATTGCAGTGTCTGGCACACAAACACTGGTAGATATGCGTCGTCTGAGTGCAACTCAGGGTCTTCGTATCGTCCTCGATGGATCTACGGTCAGAGTTTACAATGGCACGACTCAACTGATCTCTGGTGGCACTATACTTGCAAGTGCTTGGCACCATATCGCTCTGGTAAGAGGCACCAATGTCCTGCAACTGTATGTTGATGGACAGCAAGTTGGTAGCAACTTCGCAGATACTAATGACTACATCTACACCAAGGTTACCGTTGGTGCTGACTTCAACGCTGCTAACCTCTATGACGGTTTCCTTGATAACTTCTATATCAACAATAAGCAAGCAGCATACACACAAGCGTTTACTCCTCCAACTCAGGTCGATTACACCGCTGATGATATTGTCTTGGGTCTTGACGGTGAAGCACCCTTCATTCTGTCTACAACAGAGACATATGCAACCTATTCTGGATCTCGCACCTCTGCAGCAACTGCTAAGGTCATTGACTACGAAACTAAGTCACTGATCATTAAGGATGTTGATCTGGGTAGATCAGAGCAGAGAAGGTGTGCTGCTATCATTGAGTTGAATGATGCATGGATTGCTGAAGAAGCAGTCGGCAGAATGAAGGCAGAATTCCCAGACTTCATCATGCCTGGTGATGATCCTGCTAACAACTCTTACGGTGGCACAAACTACTGTCTGCGTGACACTAAGGATTATATCATTGGTGCAGTCATTAAGGACCTCAAAGAAGGTGGCACTTACCACACCCTGTATACTGCTCGCACATATCTGGAAGCATCAGGCAAACTGAAGCACGTTGGTGGTGAGATTCTACAAACTCTTTATACATGGGATGTTGTCGGAGATATCATTAACGATGTCTTGACTTCTACCAGTAGTGATCTGACAGGCGTCTACAGCGAAAGACTGAGAATTCCTAACAACTTCTCTACACCTGTAGCACAATCAACTCTGGATGAAATCCGTGGTTTGATTGATAATCTCCTCCAGGTCCTCGCACCCACAGGTCAAGGATTCAAGGACTCTGGTGTCCTTATCTGGAAAAACCGCGATTACATCGCAGAAGAAGTTGTTGGTTACCTCAATAACAAATATACTATCGATCTTGGTGGCACAGAAACCAACTTCCTCACCATGCCTGGTGCAGGTAGCTCTGGATGTATTGACGACATCAAAAATTATATTCTCCCTGGCGTCATCGGTGACCTTGTTACAGGGGGCACCTACAACGTCAAGGAAGTTATTGACAACTACCTCGACTCCCAGAATAACATTCTGCACGTTGAGCATGAGTTGAATCCCATGCTGGATGCATTTGAGTTTACTAAATTCCTGTGCATGAAGGCAGCAAACAACATGTTGGTTTCTCCCAACGTTGCAGTTGCTGAATTGGGCGTGCCTGCTTGGGTCCAGAATGGTGATTACTACGAGCCTCTCTATACCACCAGATCAGCATATCGTGATGACACCATCACTATTGATGTCAAGGGATGGCCTCAGACTACTGCTACAAACTGGAATCACTTCTATGATGCTTCTAACCTGATCAGGACAAACAAAGATTTGATTGCTAAAGAAGCAGTAGCAATCATGAATGACCTCTCCAAGTATGCTCACTTTGAGATTCCTGGCGGAGCGGTCAATTGCGAAGATGACATCAAGGACATCATTGATGCTCTCCTCCACGATATTCTGCATGATTGTAATGAAAAAATCTATGAAGCAGCAGAGCTCTATATCGAGCCTGAGAATAACTCCCTGAGACATATTGAGGATGAGTGGGAAGCATCTGTCACCACATACAAGATTGTGAGAGATCTTCTTTCCTTGACCATGCGTAATGGATTTGGTAGAGACTACATTGAAGGAAATGATCCAGATCTTACTCCTACCGAAACATACGAATCAAACCCCTACACTATTGACTACAGAGACACTGCAGATGCTATTGACGGAAACATCCGTTACATCGCTGAGCAGGCAGTTGCTGAAGGTTTGGTCCAGTATCCCTCACTGCAAATTAACGGTGGTATCCGTGGTGGCGATGAGTTTGATGTTAGTGACGCAACTTACGATCCATCAACTGGTCTGACAACTCTTACTATTGGCACTCACTCCCTGATTGCTGGCAACAGAGTAACTATCAAGCCTGGATCGATCAGATTCACTTGCACCTCTGATGGAAACCAGACTGTCCTTGCACACCCACGCAAGTCCGATACGCCATACAACAGATCCCAACTGCTTACTGCAGTAACTTCAACCACCATCACATTTAATGCTGGTGCTTCACCCGCATGGGCACAATATGCACACACATTCGTAGATGCAGATCCCCGTGCTGTAGTCTCTAACGGCACCATTGATTGTGTCCATGATGTCACTGACATTTTGAGAGCACTGGTATTTAACCTGAAGTATGGTGGCGATAACTGGATCAATTATTGCTTAGAATTCTATGTAAACTACTCTGGAAATCTTCAGCACATCACGTCCCAGGCAACTGAGACTGTATGGATTATTGAAAAAGCACGCGATCTTGCAAAGCGTGCAATGAAGGACCAGTTGATTAACAACACTGCTGCTTATGGTGTTTCTCAGAGATTCTTTGATGCAACTAAGAGACCATCCAACCAACTGCGTCTTTCCGATCAAACGCTTGGTGAAGATTTAACTTCATTCAATAACCTGAAAACAAGATCATTTGCTCCTGGTGAGGATAACATTGAAAACATGATCAACAGCTCCACTGGTGTTGATCCTACTGATGATGCAGTCTTCCGTGCGGTTGTAACTCTGCCTAACTCTGCAACTCCTAATGATGCAATGCTTTGGGAAGCAGGTGGCACAGCAAGATCAAGTGAGCCTTATGGCGCATGGTTGGGTATCCGTGATAGTGGCAGTTACCTGAGACTTCGTGCAGGTAGCAACATCAGCGTTGCTGGTGGTGCAACTCATTCCGATACTGGTCTTGCCCTGTTGGATATTCCCATCGCTGATCTTATCCAATACTTTGATGGTAACCAGCATGAGCTTGTTTGGGAAATCCGTATTGGTGGCAACAATGCTACTGGATCTGGTCGCGTGAGACTCTTCATTGATGGAGACGAGGTTGGACAAGCAGAAACTCCTGGCAACACTACTACAGGTCTTGGCGGTCAGGATGGTCGCTGGGCATTCTCTTGGACCAACAACAGCACCAACTACGGTGGTGGTTGGGGTGCATCCCAAGGAAATGTGGTCAGTGGTGAGACTGGATCTACTGAGTGGGTTGGCGTCTATGGTGCTAACACTCTTAGCGATCTCGACTACTATCGTGCTCGTCTGGTCGATTCTTCCTACACAGGTCTGGAAACTCAAGAGATTGAGGCAAGAATTGATGACCTTATTCAGATCATCACAAATGGAATCCAGAATCCTTCCAACGTTGGTCAGACATCTTCCTACGAGTTGCCAATGATCTGGCCTGTTAAGTATACGCCAGAGTCCGCAAATAGAGACCTCACAGTCTTGTATGACAATGCTGCTGGTCCCGCTTGGAATCAGTCATGTCCTGATGTTGCATCCGCTATCGATACTTTGATGGGCATTGTCATTGACACGATCACTGAAGCAGCAGTTAACAACACTAACTACTTGTCTCAGAGTGTCTCTAAGACTCTCGCACCTACAAACAATACTGAGTATCAAGCAGGCACCTGCCATAACGAGCAATCTGCTATCGATACTCTGTTTGATATCATGATCAGCACCCTTGGTGGTGGCACACATAATGAGAAGATTGTTGCTAATCGCATTCTCTTCAATAGTGATGCCATTGCTACTAGAGTCATTGATGCGACTACCGCAAACTTCGGCACAACCGATGTTGATATCTCCTTCGCATATGACGTGCTGAGAGCGGTTAGATATGACATGGTTACTGGTGGTAACGCTGGTGCATTCCGTTTCGCACAAACATGGTTTGACGGTGAAGGTAACTTCATCGCTTTCCAAGATGTTACAAGATCGCACTTGATCTTTGCTCTCACTCGCTGTAGAGAATTCATCAAGAGTGCAATGTATCAGATTGAGGAAGATCCAGGTTGGGATGCATATACCACATATGTTGGTGATGGATCAAGATTCCCTTGGTTCCAGGAAGCAGCAGAGTTTATCATTGACTCTTCTCTCAACCCTCTGGAATTTGCACTGGAGAGATCTCAATTCCCAACCGAAGCAAAGGTCACCTTCATTCCATCTACAGATCTCCAGAATCTAAGAACAACTTATGAGATGGGTGTTGATTACAATACTGATCCTTCACTGGTATCACTGACGCCTGTTGTTGATGTTGGTTTCGATCGTGCTGAGTATCGCATCAGAATCAACCGTGGAAACCAATTCCGTCGCGGTGATATTCTGCAATATATCCCTGGATCGGAGACTTCGGTTGGTGGTTTGGATGGTCAAGCATTCTTCTATTGCATCACTGCTACTGCAACATGGTTTGAAATTGGTGCTCACTACATCCATGACGGTCGCTTCAAGACTCTTGAGGCAGACACTTTGAATTCGGGTGCTCAGATCTTCGCCGTGTCTCGTCGTAGTGGCATCAATCGTGCAACTACTGTCTTCCCACAAGATCCTTCTGATACTCCTATCCAGGGCGGATTCAATCCTGCTGACGTGCTTGTTGGATCTACATCTGAGGCAACTGCAGAAGTTTCTAGAGTCCAGAATAATGAAGCAGAAGTCTTCAAGGTATTCACATACTATCCTCTGACGAGTGTATCTTCGCAACTGGGTGTGTATGACCAATTCACCAATGGTGAGCAAGTCGTTGTCCAGGGTGCTACTTCCAACAATGGATATGTGCTGCAGACAACTCCTGCAAACGAAGATGGCGAGTCATTTGTCAAACTTATAACAGTCGCAGGCACGATCAATCCTGGTGATATTATCGAAGGTGTTGACAGTGGTGCAACTGCAACCATTGGCACTTCGGAAGATAGATTCCTGCTTGACGTGACCTTGGGTGACTTCGCTACGGGTGAATGGTTCTTCGCTACGGATGCTTCCTACGAAGGATACATGGACACTTACGTCAACAAAGCAGGATCTCTCACAGGTAACACTGGCGGTCGTATCACGATTGATGTTGAGACCATCCAAAACGCTTGGGAAGCGGGTGATGTTATCTACGGTAACGTTACAGATTACATCCTTGAAGTTAAGGGCATCTCTGGCACCCAACTGCAACTCAATCAATACGTCCATGGCACCAACGTTTATCAGTTGGAGTTGGGTGTTGCAATCATTGACACTGGTATCTCAGACACCTTCCGCGTGGGTGATGAGGTATCCTTGTTACAAGGCACTACAGAGAAGAATCCTGGTTTCCGTGCAACGGTGACCCAATATATCAACGGATTGAATGCTGATCCTTCAGATCCCAACTATGGAATCCACCGTCTGTTTATTGCAAACCTGAGACCTGTTGGTGTGGGTGCAGACATCTCCGAAGTGACTAATTCTTCCAATAACATCGGTAAGATTGACATCGGATCTAACTTCCCAACTATCTACGCGGGTGTCCAATCCTACACGGATACTGGATATTCTTCCTACGGACGTGTGGCTGCAATCGAGCAATCGGGTATCACAGCAACAATCTGGATTGAGAATGTTGTGGGTGAGTTTGTCGATAACATGACCATCAAGTCCGATTATGGATGGGGTGGTGGTGTTTCCGACGCACGCACACTTGAGGGTCGTGTTGAGCGTTACTTCCGTGGTTTCGATGGTGATCAAACCCAGTTTGACCTCACAGTCGCTAACGGTGAAGCATACTTCCCAGATCCCGCAGGTCACCTGCTTGTTTGGGTCAACGGTGTGCTGCAACCTCCTGGTGGTAACAACTCTTACGTTGCATTCTCGGATAAGATCAACTTCTCCGAAGCACCTGAGATCGGATCTGAGTTTATTGGTTACTACGTTGGTAAACTCCGTCAACTGGATGATATCAGCTTTGAGTTTGACTCCTTGAGATCCTCCTTTAACCTGAAGCGTGACGGTCTCTTCTACTCACTGACGCTGACTGAGGGTGTTTCTTCTAACGTGATTCGCCCAGAAAACAACATCATTGTTTCGCTCAACGGTATCATCCAAGAGCCTGGTGTTGCATATGAGATCGTTGGTTCTAGAATCATCTTTGCTGAAGTGCCTCGCGCAGGCGCGACATTCGTTGGATTCTCCTACATCGGTAGTGACGCTGACGTGATTGCAGCAACTGTGGTGCCTCCCATCGAGACTGGTGACAAACTGTTTATCGAAGGTGAAGAATTTAATCGTGAGGTTGCTCTGATTGAATCTTCCAACTCGTTGATCACGTTTGAATACACAGGATCGGTCAAGGGTCGTAACGCAGAGGCACTTGCAAATATCACAACTGGTGAAATCACTGGCGCTTCTCTCACCTCTCCTGGTGATGGTTATACCTCACAACCTAACGTGGACGTTATCTCCTCCACTGGATTTGACGCTCGCATTAGAGCACAAATGGGTATCGCCAGAATTGACGTTAAGCAGGCAGGTGTTAACTACGCTGTAGCAGCAGTTGCAGTCGATACTGAGGTCCCCGATGACTTCACAGAACCCGAAGGCACACCCGTCAACGGCGGTTTCGATGTCCTCGCGGGCGAAGGTAGCGAATACACTGGCGGCACAACTGTCACGCCTGGTGCAATCGCAATCACTCAGGATCCTGTCAACGTGACTGTCAACCAGGGCACTACTGCATCCTTCACGGTTGTGGCAACAGTTTCCAACAGTGAGACACTCAACTATCAGTGGCAGAAGAAGGAGTATGGCACTCAAACCTGGAATAACATCATCGGTGCTAACCAGGCAACATATAACACTGGCAATACTGTCCAGTCTGATGATGGTGATGAATACCGCGTTGCTATCACGGCAGCAGGTGCAACACCTGTCTACTCATTGTCTGCAATCCTGAGCGTCCAGACTGGTGCTACTGTAATCAGTAACTTCAGTCCCGCACAGATCTTCGACGACAACTAAATAAAAGTAAAAAGCGATGACTGCAACCGCCAGTTATGACCAAGCCACAAACATCCTCACGGTGGCGGCAGATGGACTGCCCAACCCCGTGGGGTATGGCACGTTCCCGAATGAAAATAACCCCAACACGGTAACGGAGCAAGATTTCGATCACGACTTCTTTTATCGTGGTGGCACGTTTGGCATTAGTCGCACCTTTGATAGTAATGCATGGGTCCAAGATGGATTCATCAGATCCATTTCATTGTCACTGAATGACAATGGTTTGTTTGGCACTGATAACGAAATCCGTGTTGGTGACCATCTCATGTTTACCTTCAGTGATGGTATCAAGAGAAAATTTGTTTACAAAGGCACCTCATTTACTTCAATTGAAGATGAGTGTTGGTTAGCGGCAGATGATCGCCTTGACCTCATTATGAGGACTCAAGAATCAGGCACAACTGGCACCTATGAATACTATGACCAGAGGAATGCTCGTTTAGAGACACCTCTGGGTATGATTGGTATCGCTGCAAATGGCGTTGCTATTTTCAATCCTAGTGCTGGTGGCGGTGGTCAACCTCCTCTTGGATTTAATTGGAATGCACACTTTGACCCAGATATCGTAAACTTCGGTCCTGATAATTGTGGTGGTCACCCTGAGCAATCGGGACAATATCACTACCACGATTCCCACTTCTTGGAGTGCTGGAAGGCAAATTCCTCCATGGCGGGATATAACGATTACTACGGTAGCACACAGTATAACGGCAATAACATTAGACACCCCGATGGGCACTCTAAACTCATAGGTATCGCTTTTGATGGATTCCCAATCTATGGTCCTTATGGTTATAACAACCCATGGGATAACTTGAGCGGTGTCACCAATATGACCTCTTCCTGGGGTATTAAGGACAATGAGGCACCAGGGCGACCTGAGTATGGTAATGACTCCGACAACCCCCCTGCAGGGGCACTGATGCAAGACTGGGAGTATGTAGAGGGCACTGGGTCACTTGACTACCATAATGGAAGATTTTGTATCACACCAGAATTCCAGAATGGCACATATGCATATTTCCTTTCTACAGATGCATCTGATGTAGATGTCCCAACATTCCCATATCTGATGGGATTGACACCCAGAGAGAATCTGGATACAACCTTCACTATTGAAACTGTCATTCCCGATCAAGGTGGTGGCGGTGGTGGCACGCCTCCTGCACCTCCTACATTGCAGTTTACTCTGCAACCTCAAAACGCAACGGTCAACGTTGGCGAGACTGCAACGTTTACAGTCAACGCTCAGATTCTCCCAGAGAATGGACCTATCTCCTATCAGTGGTATAGATCTACTGATGGTGGATTTGCGTTTGCTGCAATCACTGGTGCAACAGGCACTAGCTATGCAGTGACAGGTTTGGCATATATGACTGGTTACAAATACCGTTGTCGTATTAGAGGACCAGTCCCACAAAATAATGCAGAAAACTCACCTCTCGATTCTAACTCTGTCACATTGACGGTTACTGGATCTGGCGGTGGTGGAGATACTGCTAACCGTTTCGATAGCACAACTGGCACGTTTGACTCCACATCACAAACCTTTGATGGCACCTAAATAAAACTGTAGAAAATCCCTACCATGGCAAAGCAAAACCTAAATATCGGCTCATCTGCTAATGACGGATTGGGTGATAGTCTCAGAGATGGTGCTATCAAACTCAATAGCGTTATTGATGAGATTTACTCGACACTCGGTAACGAGACTAACCTTCAGGTCAATATCGGTAGTCCTACTGCAGGACAGGTCTTGCGATGGACGGGATCGGTTTTCTCGGAAGCACACCTCGATTCACTGAGTGCAAACCTGAATGTAAAGACATTCCAGATCACCTCAGAGTCAAATGGTGACGTAGTAATCCAACCCAACGGCACAGGTAAGATTAAGTTGTGGGGTGGCGGCACTGGTGATGCCCTGACTTATATTGATGGTGCTGATGGCAAACTGAAGTATTCCAACTTTTTTGATGCTCTAACAGATCTGCCTGATGCTTCTACTCACCATGGCATGTTTGCACATGTCCATAATGAAGCACATGGTTACTTTGCACACTCTGGTGCATGGACACAACTTCTAGACACAGGATCATCTGTTGGTGATCTGGATGACGTTGACCTTACAGTTGGTGGTGGTCCTGCTGATGGTCAAGTCCTGAAGTGGAATAATACAACCAGTAAGTGGGAGCCTGCTAACGATCTTGTTGGTGAAGGTGGCGGTGGCGGCACTACACAAAACCTGTTTGAAACTGTCCAAGCAGACAGTGGTCAGACCACAGCGTCGGCAGCAACTGACATTCTGACTATTGCTGGCGGCACAAATATTCAGACATCGATCACTGGAGATACAGTCACCATCAACATGACTGGCACTCTGGGAGATCCAGATCAAAATCTTTTCTCCGTAATCGGATCTGACAGTGGAAGTAAAACTGCGAATAGTGCTACTACTACTATTAACTTCGTTGGTGGCACTGGAATTAGCACTGCTATCAATGGCGATAACCTCACTATTACAAACGACTCCCCTAACGTAGTCCAAGAGGTTTATCGCACAGTCAGTGGTGATAGTGGATCTACTACAGCAGCATTGTCTACCTCAACATTGAGCATTGTTGGTGATACTGGTGTATCCACAACTGTTACCTCAAACACTGTAACTATTGGTGTCCAAGGTCTCCTCCCCTCAGCAAACGCTAATGAGGTGTTGATTTATGATGGTGGAGCAGAGGCATGGACAACACAAGTATCTTCTGGTGTTGGTTTTGATATTGGAGGTGGCACTAGCACGGGATATTCATTCACTGGTGGTGGTTACAACAATACCAGTGGTAACCCAACAATTTATGTGTATCGTGGATTCACATATAGATTCAATAACCTCACTGGAGTTGCTCACCCATTTGCACTGAGACAAACTAATGGTGGGTCTGCGGTTACTGCAGGTGTAACAGGATCGCAATCTGGTGTGCAGTATTGGACAGTGCCAATGACATTGAGTGCTGGCACGACATATGTGTATCAATGCACAATTCACTCTGGAATGGTTGGTAACATTGTAGTGGTCTAATAGATGGCAAGAACAGTCCCTGGATCTGGTGCAGTAATTACCCCTATCTTCAATAGTATTTTTGGAGTTAGGGAAGTTTACGTTGAAAATGGAGGATCTGGATATGACCCCAATGATCCCCCCAGACTTCGTATTACTAATTCTGGCACACCTATTCGTGAGGCTGTCCTTAGAGCAGTCATCGAAGGTAATGAAGGTGAGATTACTGCTGTAGAAATTCTAGATCCTGGCGAAGGATATGATCCCCTTCGACTAGAAATTACAGACGAAAATTCTAATGGTCATGCTACTGGTAACATCTTCGTTAAAGACGATGGCACTGGTGCTATTGATTTCATCCAAATAACTGTCCCTGGAGATGGATACTTTGATGCTACTGCAGAAATCAAAGGTGGTGGTGGATCTGGATCAGAATTGGTCCCAATCACTGGATTGATTACTGGTCTGACTATTGAAAATCAAGGTCAGAATTATACAGAAGAAGATGTCAACATCGTTATTTCTGGCGGTGGTGGCGGTCAAGGGGGCACGGGTGTTGCAGCAGTCAATAGATTTGGTCGTGTTACCAGTGTCAACTTAACGAATCAAGGTGAATTCTTTGAAACTCCCCCACTAATTCAACTTATTGGTGGCGGTGGATCTGGTGCTACAGCAGAGGCATTTATCGATCTTGGTGTTATTACTAACATCGATCTCTTATCAGGTGGCGGTGGATACGTCAATGCACCTCAGGTCATCTTTACTAGAGATACTGATCTGATTAGAGAAGCAAGAAATCGTCAGTCTCTTAACTCTGTTATCTACAACCTGACGGGTCTTCTCACTAATGTTGCACCTGATGATTCGACAATTTATGTTGAAACTACAAATGCATATCCTGGATCAGGAAAACTGCTGATTGGTAGAGAGGTTATTCGTTATACAGGAAAGACTGCGACTTCTTTCACTGGTTGTGATAGAGGTGTCAATTTCAGATTTGACCAGAAGGTCATTCTTGATGGACTGCAGGATGATCCCAATACAGGTCTTACCAATTATCAATTTCAGGTTACTGACAAAGTTAGACGTGTCATAGAAAACTCTAACAACAGAGTTGCAATTGTTTATGACTGGATTCAAGCAGAAAGAGCACTGTATGTAACTTTCGAGATTGACGAGTTGGCATTTATCGATGCTGGCAGATCAGGTGAGAAAGCAAAGATTGTGGCATTTGTTGCTGGATCTGCTGCATCATCAGGGACAGGTCAAGAACCTCACACCTTAGTTGAATCTGAGGGTAATGACATTGTTGCTTTCACGACTCCACTGTCTTTGATTCTCAATCGTGCATTTGAAGATGATGATGAGTCATATACTGATGAGAATGATGTTGTCCAATATGGTGATGGCATTCCCGACCTGATCAATACCGATACCGAGTTTGAAAATGCTGTCAACTTAGATGGTGGCATTGCATCATCTAAATATGGTATTGAGGAAACCATCGGTGGTCAGAATACTACCCTCTTCCAGATTGGTGATCAGGTATATGACGGTAGTCCTCAGCAATTGGTAGCAACCATTCAAACTGCAGGTTTGCTGGGTGATGGTGATGACCACACTTCTACTGGCACTATCGTAATTGAATATATCAATAATCTTATCTCCTTCCAACCAGGAGAAACCTGTCAAGGTCTTACCAGTGGTGTTAGTGCAACTATTACTACTACCACTACAGGTCCTAAGACAGGACAATTTACACTGTCAATTTCTGACATCGTTGATAACGATCCTACATATAAGTGGCAGGTTGGAGAAACCTTGCAGGGCAATTTGAGCTCTGCTACTGCAACGATTAAATCCGTTGAATATACAAAGTTTGTCCGAAACGAGGACGAATAAGTCCCATAAATAAAAAGAAGGCAATTTCCTTAAAATGGCGCTACTTACCGACCAGTTTAGAATCTTTACTGCCGAAAGGTTTAGAAAGTCTTTGGAGGGTCCCGACCCTACTCAGTCTGACCTTGATGCTGGCAGTGATAGAGATCGACTGTATGTTTTCATTGGTCGTCCTCAACCATGGGACAACGAGAATGCTCCCCCAGACCCTGTGGATTCATTCCAGGAGTTTGCGGATGACTATTCCGATATGATCTCCATGAAGAGGGTGCTGGCGAATGATACTATTCAGGTTATTAGACGCACCGACTGGATTCCTCCTGAGCAAACCACTGGTGGCTTGGGTTATGTTTATGACATGTATCGTCATGACTATAGCTCAACTAAGACCGCATCTTCTGGTGCTACCAAACTTTATGATGCAGACTTTTACGTTGTTAACTCATCGTATCAGGTCTATAAGTGCATCTATAACGGGACATCCCCTAGTGATCCTAACGGTAAGCCTTCTACTGTTGAGCCTACGGGTACTTCAACTTCTATTATTACCACTGCTGACGGTTATCGTTGGAAGTATATGTATACGATCCCTGTGGGTCAGGTGCTGAAATTCTTCTCCAACGAATACATGCCTGTGCTGAGTGACACCGCTGTGGTGTCTGACGCAATCGGTGGTGAGATCGATACTGTTATTATCGCATCCTCGGGTGCTGGTTATAACAACGGCACTTATGAAAACGTGCCCATCAAAGGCGATGGCGTTGGTGGTCGTGTTTCTCTGGTTGTTGACGGTGGTCGAATTGTTTCGGCAACAGTGACTTCGGGTGGTAGCGGTTACACCTTCGGTAAGGTGGTGATCGATGAGGTCAACGGTATCGGTGCTGGCACAGGCACAGGTGGTAACGTTGAAGTGGTTGTGCCTCCTACCAAGGGTCACGGTGCAGATCCTGCTACCGAGCTTGGTGGTTTCCGAGTGATGATCAACACCAAGTTTACCTACGCTGAAGGTAGTGGTGACTTCCCAACTGATAACGACTATCGTCGTATCGGTCTTGTCATCAACCCTAACAAGTTTGGCACAGAAGAATTGACTGCTGACCTTACGTTGTCTGCAACAAAAGCAGTTATCTTCTCACCTTCCTTTACTGGTAACTTCCAGACTGACGAAATTATCACACAGTCTCGCACCATTGGTGGTCAGCAAGTGACTGCTCGTGGTCGTGTGATCTCCTGGAATAGCACCACAAAGGTCCTTAAGTATTACCAGAATAGAATTGATGGTATCTTCCCAGAATTTACTGGTAACTTGATTGAGTTTGAAGGTGGTAACCCCGTTGTGGGTGCTACATCAGGTGCATCCGCTGACCCTGATATCAACTTCCCAATCGTTTCTGGTGCGTCCACTCGTATCATTAACAATACTGAATATGACTTGGGTATGGCATTTACCAACGGTTATGCAAAACCCGAAGTCCAACCTAACAGTGGAGAAGTTATCTACATAGATAACAGAGGCGCGATTACTCGTGCTGGAGACCAAATCGAAGACATCAAAATCGTAATCGAGTTCTAAGATGCCCCAGAATACTAACCTTAACATCTCTCCTTATTTCGACGATTTCGATAAGGATAAGAACTTCTACCGAGTGCTATTCAGACCTGGGTATCCTATCCAGGCGCGTGAGATTACGACACTGCAATCTATCCTGCAGAATCAGATTGAATCGATTGGTCAGCACTTCTTCAAAGAAGGTGCAATGGTCATCCCTGGTCAGGTCGGTTATGACTTGAATGTCCAGGCAGTTATCCTGCAACAGTCCTTCTTGGGTGTTGACATCGAGACCTACAGGACACAACTGGAAGGTCAAATTGTCGAAGGTCTCACCACTGGTATTAAGGCAAAGGTCCTGTATTCTATTCCCGCTTCACAATCTGAGCGTGGATATGCAACTCTTTACGTTAAGTATATTGAGTCTGGTGACACTGTTTCTGAAGAAGGTATTACTACCTTCCAACCAAACGAGCAGTTGATCGCTGAAAATGAAATCACTTTCGGCACAACACTGATCGAAGTTGGATCACCTTTTGCTCAGTTGCTACCTGTTGAGGCAACCTCTGTTGCTTCGACTGCATACATCAATAATGGTGTTTACTTTATTAGAGGACACTTTGTTGATGTCCCCTCCATGTATCTGATCCTGGAGCAGTATAGTAACAACCCCTCCTACCGTGTTGGTCTGGAAGTTAGTGAATCTATTGTTACTCCAGAAGATGATCCTTCACTGAATGATAACGCAGCAGGCACATCTAACTATGCTGCACCTGGATCTCACAGATTCAGAATCAGGACTCAACTCGTTAAGAAACCAATTAACGATGAGACTGATAAAAACTTCATCGAATTGCTGCGTATCAACAATAGTAAGGTTGAGCAATTCGTTACTGCAACTGCATACTCCGAGCTGGAGAGATCTCTGGCACGTCGCACCTACGAAGAGTCTGGTGACTACGTTGTAGATACCTTCACCATTAAGGCAAGAGAGTGTCTGGATGATGGTTTCAACAATGGTGTGTATCGTCCTGGTGAGACCACCGCTCAGGGTAACATTGCATCAGATGATCTGATCACTTATGAGATCTCTCCTGGTAGAGCATATGTGAGAGGATACAGGACTGAATTCCTGGTGCCTCAGTATATTGATGCACCCAAACCTCGTGACTTTGAGGGTGTCCAAAACGGTATTATCTCATTCCGTTTGGGTAACTTCCTTAAAGTATATGATGTGTATGGATGGCCTGACCTGACTGGTGAGGGTGTCACCTCAGCATATCAGACCCTTGAAATGTATGATGACTGGACCCTGAATTCTACTAACACTACAACAGGTAGAATGATTGGTCGTGCTCGTGTAGCACAGATTCAGAAAGACACAGACACTACCTATGATCTGTGGATCTTTGATGCTCAGATGTTTACTGCTCTCAACTTTGCATCAGGTAACAACTCTGTGACTGTTGGTGACGTGCTGAAAGGTCGCACCTCCAATGCTCGTGGTTTCGTTGCTGACGCTGGTAGTGGCAACTGGTGTCAACTGGAGCAAGTCTCTGGCACCTTTGTGAATGGTGAGGTTATTGAAAGAGATGGTCGTGTTATCGGCACTCTGGAAGCAGCACACACATTCAACCTGACTGATACCAGATCTGCATATGGTAGAAACAGCACCAACCAGATTATCTTTGGTTGTAACTTCCTGCTGAATGACCAGGCAGAAATTGAAGCATCTACAGTAACTATTGATTCTGCTAACAACCAGATCGAAGGTTTCCGCACCAAGTTTGTGCAAGACCTGCGTCCTGGTGACGTTGTAACAGCAACCAACTCCACCTCAGAAGGTGAGAATACTATCAGAATTGAAAGAGTTGATCCTCAGTATATTAAGACTATTTCAGGTAATGCTTACACTGGAGCATCCAACACGATCTTTGACGATCTGAATCAGACTGTCAATATTGATAACGCTCTTGCTAAAGGCACTGTTGCTGACGGTGAATATAGCACTTTGGTGAGAATGCGTCCTTTCGTATTCCAGAAGGACTATCAGAATGGTGAGCTTACGATTGACACTCCTCGTATTTCGATGAGATCGATCTCTGACGAATCATTCTTTGTCTTCCGCACCTTCAATAACAAGACTGTGGTGTCTGGTGGTGTTACCGTTTCACTGCCTGAATCTGAGCAGTTTGCATCTCTTGATGATGAAAACTATATGCTCACTATCTTGGGTGAGTCTGGATCTGCATATACTGTGGGTCAAAACCTCAACATCGATGCTCTGAATGATGCAGGCACACTTACAGTTACCTTCGGTGCTGACCGTCAGTCTGTGACCATTGATGGTCTGACTGGTGTCAATACTGTTAAGTTGACTGCTCTCGTATCTAAGAATATCGTCTCTAAGAAGATTAAGACGGCATCTAAGATGCGTGCGATGAAGGTCATCAGGACCCGTAACAATAACGACCAACAGAAGTATGGTCTTGCTTACGGTAACCTGTATGGCACCAGAATCGAAGACGAAGAGATTTCATTTGCTTTGAATGATGTCTACAAAATCCACGCTGTATACGAGTCTGAAAATGACAATGATGCAGAGCCCCCTTTCCTCACTCTTACTGAATCTACCTTCTTCGACAACGGCTCTGTTGTTGTGGGTCGCACCTCAGGTGCTAGGGGACGTGTAATCCAGTTTATCAACAGCACACTGCGTCTTTACATTGTCCAACTTAACGAGATTCCCTTCCTCCCTGGTGAGTCCATCGATGGTGTTGATGATGACAACGTGCCTCTGGTAGCAGTTGTTGATGACGCTGAAGGATCAGTATCTAAGGGTAGTAAGGTTGTCACAACTCAGTATGAGTTGGAGCCTGGTCAAAAAGCACATTACTATGATGTGTGTAAGATGCTGAGACTGCCTCAGTATACTCCTCCCATCCGCAAACTGCTGGTGATCTTTGACTACTTTGTCCATGAATCATCAGGTGACTACTTTGCATCACAATCCTATACAGGTATTGGTTACAAGGATATTCCCAAGTATAAACTTGACGGATCTATTAACTATCTGAAGGATCAGATTGACTTCCGTCCTGGTGTTGGTGAGCTGGCATCTGGTGCTGGCACCATCACCAACGAATTCTATGTGAATTGTGCTTCACTCGACTTCGGTGCTCGTCAGTTTGATACTGGCGGTGGTGCTGGTGGATCTACCATCTTTGACATTCCCAAGGTGGCAACTGAGATCCGTATGGACTACACCTACTATCTGCCCCGTGCAGATAAGATCTTCCTGACTCATGAAAATGAGTTGAGAATTGCAAAAGGTGTATCTTCTGAGGATCAACCACCCCCAGACAACATCCAAAACGCAATGCTTCTGGCACAACTTGAGTGTCGTGCATACGTTTATGACGTTGAGCGTGATGTCCTGGTCTATCCCGAGATCATCCGTCGCTATACCATGAAGGATATTGGCGATCTGGAGACCAGACTATCACACGTTGAGTATTACACTTCACTGTCTCTGCTGGAGACACAAGCAGAAAATACCAAGACATACGATGATAACGGTTTCGACCGTCTGAAGAATGGTTATGTTGTGGATGACTTTACCGACCATACTATCGGTGACGTGCTCAACATTGACTACAAGTGCTCGATGGACTTCAAGGAAGGTTTCCTGCGTCCTTCACACTACACTTCAAACGTCCCTCTGCAACTCAACCTACCATCGTCTTCTAATGTTGTGAAGACCACAGGTAACATGGTGCTGCTGCCTTATGAAGATCTGGCAATCGTCACCCAACCCTATGCATCTAGGACAGAGAATGTAAACCCATTTAACGTGTTTACCTTCATTGGTCGTATTGACCTGACTCCTGCATCTGATGACTGGGTTGACATTAAGCGTCTGCCTGCTCGTGTTGAAAACGTTGAAGGTGACTTCTCTGCTGTTGCTAGAGACCTTCAGATTGACCAGAATGGTTTTGCTCCTATCCAGTGGGGATCATGGCGCACCAACTGGACTGGCGAGTCCTTGGTTTCTCGCACAAGATTTAGAAACAGATCTGGTAGTTTCGCTGCTGGTGGTCGTCGCCTGGGTCGTCTGGGTCACGGTCAGGGTCGTCAACCCATCTTCGTCCACGAGAGACGCACATGGCGTGTTGTTAACAACCAGGCACGTCAAGGTGTCAGGACTCGCGTGGTGCCCAAGATTGAGCGTAAGTCACTGGGTGATACCGAGCTGTCACAAACAGCAATCCCCTGGATCAGATCCCGTAACGTGTCCTTCAATGTGGACCGTATGAAGCCTCGCACAAGAATCTATGCATTCTTCGATGGCGTCAACGTTACTAATTACATCACACCTAAAGTTATCGAGCTGGTTAAGTCTTCGACTGCTGATCCTCGCTCCAATGAAACTCCTTTCGTTGAGGGTGAGACTGTTGTCGGTCAAAACTCAGGTTGCCGCTTTAAGGTAGCACCTGCAAACGATGCATATAAGACTGACCCATATGGTGTTGGTGAAGCAACTCTTGCAGAGTCCTATGCATCAACCACACCTTTCCTGAATATCGATACACAGGGTCTGGCAGAAACTGTCAATCCTAACTTCTTCGGTAACATGCAAACTGGTGAGGTGCTGGTGGGTCAAACCTCTGGTGCTCGTGCAGTTGTGAAGGATCGTCGTCTCCTGACTGACAATATCGGCAACTTCCGTGGATCCTTCTTTATTCCTAACCCTGGTAACGACTCCAACCCTCGTTGGGCAACTGGCACCAGGACCTTTAGATTCACTACATCACCCACTAATAGTAGAGCAAATGATGAGGTTACCTCATCTGCAGATACTACCTACAGTGCAACTGGCACCCTGAGGACTGTTAGAGAGAATATTCTGGCAATCCGTAATGCTGAGATTGTGAGAGATACTGTTAGCGATTCTCGCACAGTTATCACCACCAGGACTGAAACACGTCAGATTGGTTGGTATGACCCTCTGGCACAATCCTTCATCATTGACGAGGAAGGTGGTGTATTCCTGACTGGTATTGACATCTTCTTCAAGACCAAGGATGCCAACATTCCTATCTCGATGCAGATCAGGACCATGGAGAATGGTTATCCCACCAAGGACATCCTACCCTTCTCTGATACCACTATCGATCCCGATCAGGTAGAGCTGTCTGATAACGCAGCGGTGCCTACCAGATTCACCTTCAGATCACCTGTTTATATCAAGCAGTCCACTGAATACTGCTTCGTGCTTCTGTCTGACTCTAACGAATATAACGTTTGGATCTCCAGAATGGGTGACATCGATGTCTCTGGCACCAGGACGATCTCTGAGCAACCCTATGCTGGTGTGCTCTTCAAGTCGCAAAACGCATCTACCTGGACTGCTGACCAGTATGAAGATTGTAAGTTTACGATCTATCGTGCAAACTTCACTGCAAATCTGGGCACGGCAATCTTCAACAACGCTGAGTTGGGTAAAGGTAATGGTGGTATTCACAACCTGATTGAGAATCCTATCCTCACCATCAAACCCAAGCAGACTCTGCTGCTGCCTTCAGGTCAGAATTACAACTTCACTATCGGTGCAAGACTGCTGCAGTCACCTTCAGGTGCAAGCGGCACAATCACCGAGTTTGATGCAGTCTCTGATCCTGAGCGTATTACTATTACTGATATCGACGGTCAATTCTCATCAGGTTTCCTTGATGCTAATGGAGTGCCTTTCCAAGGTCTCGCATCGTCTCAGTCTGTTGGCACGTTTGTCTTGTCGGCAATCTTCAACGGCACATTTGAGCCAGGTGATACTGTCACTGGATCTACTTCTGGATCAACAGGCACAGTTACATCATATGATGCAGGCACCAATACGCTGATCCTTAACTATCTGTCGTATTCATTCGATGCATCAGATACCCTGACAAATGCTGGCGGCACATCGGCAACGATTACCTCTATCGTATACTCAGGTGACTCCTACGATGCCTATCCAACTCAGGCACCTTCCTTCCCTGACGACGATAAAGAAGTTGCAATCTTCCACAGAAACCATGGTATGCACCAGCGCACCAATAACGTGGAGATTGAAGGTGTTATCTCTGAAGTGCCTCCTACAGTATTGACTTCTTCGCTGACAAATGGCACTACATCGATTCAGGTGCAAGATGCATCTCAATTCCATACCATTATTGGTGGCACACAGATCGGTAACCTTAATCCTGGTTATCTGAAGATCAACGATGAGATTATTCAATACTCTGCAATCTCGACAAATGGTCAGGTGATCACAGTCTCAACTGGTGGTAGAGGTGCTGGTGGCACTGCTGATGTAACTCATGAATCTGGATCTGTAGTCGAATGCTACAACCTGGATGGTATTCCTCTGACACAAATCAACAAAGTCCACGAGAGAATTGAGTGTCCTTGGATTGACTCTTACATGATCTCCACTGATTTTGTTGCAACTAACGGTATCAGAGGCGGTGGCACAGGTGTGTTTGCTTCACAGAATGTCCAGTTTGAAACACTGACTCCTACCATCTCTACGATGGTGCTCCCAGAAACCGAGATTACTGCTCGTGTAAATACTACTACAGCAACGTCAGTTGGTGAAGGTGGTGGCGAAGGTGGATCTGCACCTCGCGACCAAGCATCCTTTGTCAACAGTGGTCAATTCCTTGACGTTGTGCTCAACGAAGAAAATGCATTTACATCTCCACAGATGGTTGCATCTAAGATCAATGAGCAAAACAAACTGGATGGTAACAAGTCACTGACAATGGCATTGCAGTTGACGACTGAGAAACCCACTCTGTCTCCCTGTATTGACCTTGACAGACTGTCCTTGATTACTACAACTAACAGAGTCAACTGGTGGCCAGGTGGTCCTGCTCCTTATGGTCAGCAGTCCGCTATCGACCGCACCCAGGATGTTTCTACTCTGCCTAATGGCGATCAAAACGATGCTGTGTATATCACACGTCTTGCACGTTTGGGTAGTGAAGCAAGATCTCTGAAGGTTGACTTCCAGATTACACGTCACCCCTCCACTGAAGTCCGTGTTTACTATCGTGCATTCAAGGCAGGTGACACCGCTGATCCTAATACCCTTGGTTGGGAATTGGTTGGCGAACCTCTGACAACTCAGAATCAACAGTATGACTCCAGTCCTACAGATGAATATCTCTGGAAGGATTATGCATACGAGAAGAAGGGTCTTAACTTCAACGCATTCCAGTTGAAGATCGTCATGAGATCTAAGAATCAGGCGAGAGTCCCACTTATTGCTGATCTGAGAGCAATCGCTCTAGCTACTTAAAGCTAGTTTGTTTCAACCCTTACATGGTTGATTATAATTATTATTAGTTACTATGTCAAGTCCAAATAAAAAGACTGATCACATCGAGCCCTACCGCTCAGACCTTATCCCTGTTGAGGGTAAGGATGGGTGGTTTAGGGATCCAGAATCGAATGCAATTGTCAACTGTAATAAAACGCAGTATGATGATTACATGGCTGCTTATCGCAAACGGCAACGTAAAGATGAGAAGTTTGAGGCTTTACAAAGCGATGTGGATGGTCTAAAATCTGACTTGTCAGAAATCAAATCGTTACTGAAATCATTAGTTAAAGGAGACTGAAAATGCCTGCTGACGTGACCGAGACTGCCTCCCAAGAGGAGCTGCTTGAGCAATTCCAAACCCGTTATCAAAACCTGCTTCGTGAAAACCAAGAGCTTTCTAAGAAGATCAAGGACAACGAAGCAACTGCCCTGAAACTTCTTGGTGCTATTGAAACCCTTGAGTATCTTGCACCTAAGGAAGAAGAGGCGGAAGAAGAAACTCCTGCTGCGGAGTAAAGATGCAGCACCCCCGCAAGGGGGTTTTTTAATGGCATAAATAAACAAGAAAGACCTTTGTCTGTTGCTAGGATCCTTATAAACAATGGCAAATAGAATCCAACTTAGACGTGACGGTGCTCAGCAGTGGGCAAACGTCAACCCTATCCTTGCTCAAGGCGAGCTTGGTATCGAAATTGATACCTCGCGTCTTAAGATCGGGGATGGTGTTACAGCGTGGAACTCTCTCAAGTATGAGAGACCGCTGGAAACAGAATCAAATACCGCTAACACCCTGGTCAAACGGGATGCTGACGGTAACTTTGAAGCAGGTGCCATTACTGCCTCACTGATTGGTAACGCTGCAACTGCTACCCGTCTGGCAAACGCTCGCCAGATCCAACTGGGTGGTGACATGTCTGGTAGTGGCACGTTTGATGGATCCTCAAACCTGACCATTACTGCAGAATTGAATTATGTGGTGGCATTGCCCCACTATGATCCTACAGACCTAGACGCAACAGGCACTTATACTCGTATTACGGTTGACTCCCGTGGTCGTATTGTTGACGCTGATTCTCCTTCGTCCCTGGCAGCGTATGGTATTGCCGACGCACAACCCCTCGACAGTGACCTGACATCTCTGGCAGGTATGTCCACCTTCGGTCTGCTTTCTCGCCAGGCAGAGGGTAGTATCGTTTCTAGGACTATTACTGGTGGTAGTGGTCGTATTATTGTCCAGAATGGTAATGCACAAGCATCCAACCCATTCATTGACCTGGCAGATACCACGGTTGTGGTCGGCAGATATAACGCCATCTCTTCGATGGATCCTCTTGTCGATCCTCTGATTAGTGCAACAACTGGTGAGGAAACCGTCAACACAGTTAACTTCCAAGTTGACAGATATGGTCGCCTCATTTATGCTAATACCTCACCTATCGCTACGGCAAGGGAGGGCGCTAAAGCTGGCACATCTTTCACCAATTACGATAACGCTACTGCGTATCCTAGATTCAGCAAGATTATTGCATCTAATGGCAGAGTATATCAGGCTGCTATTCGGGGGATCCCCGCAGGACTCGGCGAACCATCACACAACACCCAACAAGGCGATACAGACGATCAGGGTGGATGGAGAGACCTGGGTACTGATGCCGTCGAGCAAAAGGGTGTTGCGAGTTTCGACCAGGAAGACTTTGACGTAGACGCAAACGGTCACGTCACCATTAGCGAGAATGCAATTGAGAATGCTCAGATGCAATCTCATGGTCTGTTGATGTTTACTGACCAAAATGCAACAGAAACATTTGAGCTCGACCGCGAGCGCACGACTGATAATGCTTATCATGGCATTACCACCATTAACCACGTTAATGTTAATAACAGGACAGGGAGTAGCGTATTCCGTGTCACTGGTTACGATACTGCTGAGTATCCTTTCCAGCCTGGCATTCTGGACCAGGGCAATTCCTATCCTGCTGTTACTCCTGACGACCCTAATGGTAACGGTGATGCAAACTGGGGATCGATTTACACTGGTCTTATTGACATTAACCTCGATACTACCATTGCTGGTAACATTACTCTTGACGTTACAAAAACCAACCAGTTTATTAAGCGAACGTCGGGTAATGTAGATTTCCACCTCGAAGTAGACGAGGCGGCAGATCGCAACATGAATATCACCGCCAACAATGCTGATGCTGGCGGCACTGCAAATATCAATATCACTGCTGACAATGAGATCACGATCTCCAGCACTGACGCTGCATACTTTGTTAACGTAGAGGACTATAGATTCCAATACAACGTTCTGAGCACCCGTGACGCTACGATGGTGCTCGATCCAGGGGACGATGATGCAGCGACGGGTCTTGTGCAGATCCGTGGTGACCTGCAGGTAGATGGCACCACAACCACTGTAAACTCAGTGGTCATGACTGTCCAAGACCCGATCATCACCCTGGGTGGTGAGGATACTCTTACAGTTGATGACAATAAGGATCGCGGTATCGAGTTTAGATACTATGATACTCAAGAGAGATTCGGATTCTATGGTTGGGACGAAGATTACGCGGACGCTAACATTTGGTCTGGCACTGGCGGGTATCGCTTCCTCTACAACGCGACTAACTCAAGCGAAGTTTATTCTGGCACTGACGCTGCTGTCATTGCTGGTAACCTCCGACTGACCACCAATACAGATTCCACTTGGAAGACACCCACAACAGGCACCCTGGTGGTGACTGGTGGTGCAGGTATCTCTGCTAACCTCAACGTTGGTGGCACTACCTACATCCAAGGTAATACTGAGATTGACGGCACTGTTGACATCGATGCCAACTTTGCAGTCAGGACTGCTGGTCATGTAGACAAAGTTACTATTGAGAGTGCTACAGGTAACACTGTTATCGAAGGCACCCTGGATGTCCAACTTGAGACAGAAATCACTGACAACCTGATTGTCCGTGCTGACAATAAAGAATTCCTGATCAAGAATGATGCAGGTGTAACTAAGTTTGTTGTTGACACAGACAATGGTAACAGCGTCATCAGTGGCACTGTTAATATCATTGGTGCAACTGACATCGACGATACCCTCAATGTAGATGGTAACGTCACTCTGAATTCTAACTTCGACCTGGATGGCACAGCAACCTTCCACGACACTATCCACATGGATACTGGGTCGAAGGAGTTTAAGATCTCCAATGGTGGTGCTCAGAAATTCCAAGTTTCGTCTACCAACGGTAACACTGACATCGAAGGTAGTCTGAATGTTGGTGGTTTCAATACCTTCGAGCGCACCAACAACATCGCAGTTGATGCAACCACCTCAGAATCTGACATTACCTTGGCAACCGATGGTGCTATCACCGTCGCTGGTGGTGTCAACATCGAGAAGGATGTGAGGATCGGTGGTGACCTCTACATGGACGACCGCATTGTCGTCAAGGATGCTGGCACTGCTCGCACCCGTCCTTCCCTGATGAATAACCTCGATGTCCTGTATCGTCAGGTCATTGGTGGTAGTGCAACACACAACGCAACCTTCGCTACTGATACAGGTGCTCAACTGAGAGTCACTGGTGGTGTGGGTATCGGACAAGATCTCCACGTTGGTGATGACTTCTACATTGGTAAACTCAACACTAACGATACTGTTGAATTCAGTGTCCTGGGTGAGTCTGGTTTCACAACCATCGGTCGTGTGGGTCAGGGTAACGCTACTGACGGTGCTCTGGTTGTCCACGGTGATGCAACATTCAACCGTGAGTTGAATATCACTGGTGCTCTGACGACTATTGGTGATTCCAATTCGGATGTATTTACAGTCAACGCTGTCTCTACATTTACCGACAACGTAACTGTCGAAGGTGATCTGGAAGTTGATCAGAATGTGATCATCAACCAGAATCTCACAGTCCACGGCACAACCACTACCGTCAATTCTACGGTGGTCACTCTGGACGATCCTATCGTCACTCTGGGTGGTGACACCGCTCCTGCATCTGACGATGGCAAGGATCGTGGTGTTGAATTCAGATACTACGATTCGACTGCTCGTGTTGGTTTCTTCGGTTGGGATAACTCAGCATCACGCTATGCTCTCTATCACAACGCTACCAATAGCAGTGAAGTATTCAACGGCACCAGATCTGGTCTGGATGCAGGTAGTGCTAAATTCTTCGATACCACAAACTCCACCTCTTCATCCACAGGCGCACTGATTGTTGGTGGCGGTGCAGGATTTGGATTAACTGTTAACATAGGTCAGGACCTTTTCGTAACTAGAAATGTTGGTATCACTGGCAATACTGATATCACTGGCACTCTTGACGTTGCTGATGACTTCGCTGTATCTACGACCTTCACAGTCGATGCACAGACTGGTAATACTTTCGCTAACGGTACATTCACTGTTAACGGCAACAGCACTATCGGTAATGCTGGCAGCGATGCTCATACGGTAAACGGCACAGTCCAGTTTAATCATGCAGTCACTGCTGCTGAAAGATTCAACATCAGAGACCTGAAGATTGGCACAGATGGATCTCGCGAGATCGGCACTCTGACTGGCAACCTCATCCTTGACTCCGCTGGCGGCACTGTCAATATCACAGATAATGCTGATGTAGACGGAGACCTCAATGTTGATGGCAATACACAGATTGATGGCACGCTCACAGTCGATGGCAATGCGACTATCGGCAATGCTTCGACAGATGCACATGTCGTTACAGGCACTGTCACCTTCAACCAAGCTATTACTTCCACCAACATCACGGCGGACAACATCAAGATCGGAGTAGATTACAACAACATGATCAGCACCACGGCTGGGGTGCTTGCTCTAGATTCTGCTTCTGGCACAGTTTCTGTTGCTGATAACTTGCTTGTTGAGGGAAGCTCAGAGCTGAGAGGAAACAATACAATCGGTAACCAATCTACCGATACTCACACGGTTAACGGTCCTATTACCTTTAACCAGGCAATCACCTCTACTGACATCACTGCTGACTCTGTGCAGATCGGTGTCTCTGGTGCATCTGAGATTGATACCTCTGCTGGTAACCTGACACTGGATTCTACTGGTGGCACAGTCATTGTTGATGACAACCTCAGCGTTACTGGTAGCAGCATCTTCACGGGTCAGGTGACTGTCAATGACAGCATCATCATTGACTCCACTAACGAAGCATTTATCATCAGATCTTCTCTGGTTGATAAGTTTAGCGTTGACTCTGATAACGGCAACACCTTCATCGCTGGCACAACCCAGATCGAAGGTGCAACCACAATCAACGACAATGTTGATATCAATGGTAACTCTGATGTGTCTGGCACTCAGACCATCGGTGGTGTAACAACTATCACTGATACCACTAACGCATCAACTGGTAACAACTTCTCTGCCTCTGGTGCTCTGCAAGTTGCTGGTGGTGTTTCGATTGGCAACGACTTGGCAATCGGTGGTGACATGCAAATCTATGGTAACTTTGAGGTAGACGGTAACGTCGTCCAGAAAGGTAACCAGGAATTCCGTGGTATCGTTGAATTCTCCAAGAATGAGACACCTTCTCGTCTGGTTGATAATGCAGCAATTGAAGTTACCAACGGGGGTATCAGTGTTTACGAGCATTCTTTCTTTGGTCAGAATATCTACATTGGTCCCGACCAAGCAACTACAATCACACTCTTCGGTGCTAATGGTAACGCTGTGTTTGATGGCACGGTTGAGGTTTCTACCCTCAGTGCTACCACAGGTAATATTGCTACCGTCAACACGACTTCTAACGTCAACGTTGGTGGATCGATTATCGTCAACACTAACAAGTTTATCGTCGCAGGTGCTTCTGGTAACACAGACATCGCTGGCACACTTGACGTTGCAGGTGCGACTGTAATTGATGACACTCTCAACGTAACTGGTGCAGCAGACTTTGATAGCACTCTGAATGTTGATGGTGCTTCTACATTCAACGCTACCATCACCCAAAACAGCACGTCTCTCTTCAGAGACAACGTTGTCATCCGTGGTGCTTCTAAGGTCCTGCAACTGCAGAATGGTGCTAACGTCACCAAGGTTGAATTGCAATCCACGACTGGTAACATCACCGCTGCTGGTCTGACTACAACAGGATCTCTGGATGTAACCAACAACACGACTATCGGTGGCACTCTGGGTGTTACAGGTCAGATTACTGGTAACGTCACTGGTGACCTGACAGGCACCGCAGATAAGTCAAATCTGGTTGATGTCACTGAGACAGCAACTTCTAACCTGACTTACTATCCTACCTTTGTTTCTGCTAACAGCGGTTACACTGAGATCCGCACAGACTCTCAAAACCTGTCATACAACCCCAGCACCAACACGCTGACGGTTGATAACTTCAAGTCAGTTACCGACTTTGAGATTCAGGGTAACTTGAATGTTACTGGTGCGTTGACCTTCTTCCAGTCACAGGTTGGTAGTATTGCTAACCACGACACTGATGCTCTGGCAGAAGGCGTCACCAACCTCTACTTCACTGATGAGAGAGTTGATGATCGTGTTGCTGCTCTGATCAGTGGCGGCACAGGTATTTCGGCAACGTATGATGACCTGGGTAACCTGCTGACATTGAGTGCAGTCCAGTCCGATATCAACACTGATAACCTGACTGAAGGTAGCACTAACCTCTTTACCACTGCTACTCGCACCCGCACCCACTTCACCTATGGCACTGGTATTCAACTCTCTACTGGTGATCTGTCGATTGCCTTTAATGAGTTTACCTCCGATGACATCGTTGAGGGATCTACCAACCTCTTCATCACAGATGCTCGCGTCCGTGGTGCTCTGAGTGCTAGCGGTGATCTCAACTACAACGCTTCCACAGGTGAATTCAGCATCAGTCAGTCTGATCTGAATGTTGATGA